ACACTGATATAGTTATTAGCGATGTGCGTTTTCCTAACGAAGTTGAAGTAATAAAGAAAGCAGGCGGTAAAGTGTGGTGGGTTCAGCGTGGCTCATTACCAGACTGGTATCCGCAAGGCATGTTAGCCAGTAACGGCTACACTGATGCAGTTAAACAACTAGAAGAACAGAACGTACACATAAGTGAATGGGCTTGGTTACAAACTGTGTTTGACTTGGTACTTAATAACAATAGTACTGTAAACCATCTTTACTCTAAGATCAATAGTCGACTCTAGACAAATTCTATACTTTCTAGTTCTAAATTAGATTCATAATCTATCACTTGCTTCAACAAATCTATATTCTCAACTTGGCCAATTACTGGGTATCCTGTATAGTCGACTATTTTTTTACTGCTGTGTTGTGCAACAAACGCAGGATCGTGTTGTTTGAACTTTGATAGCAAGTCGTCAAAGTCTGTGAATTCATCTTCTGTAACAGTTACAATATTAATACCTGGTTTTACAAAATCGTGAAACTTACAAGTTTGACTGATCTGCTGGAAATCCTGTTCGAGATAAACCTGTAGTGGCCCATGGCCAACATATGGATTTTGCAGTTTAACATCGCCGAGTTCCAACTTATGTTTAAACGGAAATAATTCCATATCAAATCCTACATCGTTGTACCATTCAATTTGTAACCAGCCTAACCTATTAGGCTCTATGTTATGCTGGAGTATATGCAATCCGTAGTGCAAGTCGTGTATTACATGATCAAGTTCTGCTGGAATTTGCGAGAATCCCTCCATTAACAAAGTCTCTATGTCCTTGTGCATTTGTGCAGTATGCTTAATGCTAGTATCTTTGAAATCCCACACCCACCCAAGTTGCTGGTTCACTATGATTGCAAGTTCAGACATGTACTTTTTTGTAAACTTAGGGCGATCTCTATATACAGGAAACTCTTCTTGGCAAGTCTTTTTTATTAATTCGTAATACTTCTTCCCAACACTGGTATCATTGATGTTACATACTAATTGATCAAAGTTTTTAAATTTTACTAAGAATTTCATTTGTTATTGTCAATTGGAACTTTCGCTCCATGTATTTTTGGTTTGTTGTATTTCTATCCTACAGTTAGCACAAACACTCTTTAGGTTAACCCAGTTGTTATTTTTTAAGTTTCCGTCAACATAGAATACAAACATCTGTTGCTTATGTTTTGCAATGAATCCACATCGATCACAAGCTAATTTCTTTTTATACCCTGCACGTAGCCACCCAGCTACCTGCCTTCCTCTCTTTCCTTGGCGAGCACAACCAGCACATTGTTTTCTATAACGTACTTTTCCTTTGGAATAGTAGTTTATTGCTACAGGATTGCCTCGGCATGTAGGACATAATGGTCTTTGCATGCTAGTATTTATAAGCAAACCTTTCGAAAGGCACCTTAATGGCCCTAAATCTATACTGTTAATATAAATATAAAAAAGTTTCTTAAAAAGGAAAAGAACATGGCATTAGTATCCCCAGGATTAGAAATTAGCGTAACAGACGAAAGTCAATACGTTCCAGGTGCAGTTGGAACTGTACCACTTATTTTAATGGCCACAGCCCAGGATAAAACAAATCCTTCAGGCACAACAGCCACAGACACAACAGCCGCTAGGGCAGGTAAGTTATTAGCCTACACTAGCCAAAGAGAGCTTATAGCCGCAATGGGTTACCCCAGCTTTAAGCAAAGCGCCGCAGGCACACCGTTACACGGCGATGAGAGAAATGAATATGGCTTAATGGCAGCCTACAGCGCATTGGGCAATGTTAATAGAATTTTTGCGATTAGAGCAAACGTCGACTTAGATGAACTAGCACCAACAGCAGTTCGTCCAGTGGGTGCAGTAGCAAATAATACGCATTGGTTAGATTTAAGTACAAGTGCATGGGGAATTTATTCGTGGAATGCCACTACAAATGCATTTACAAACAATACTCCATTGCTGGTCACCGAAACCAGTGATCAAACACTAGTAAGTAGTATCTACGTACCCAAAGCAAGCATTGGACAAATTGGCCAGTATGCTGTATCATTTGGTACAGGAAGCAGTGCTAACTTGTTCCTCAAGGCAGGTGGCGATTTGCCAGTAGATAATGCAAAGTACAACACATGGGTAAGACTAGGCACAGATGATTGGGCAACAAGTGTTGCTACAATAAAAGGCTCAGTAACTTCACCAGTTATTTTAGCAAGCACTCCAGCCGCTACAGTTACTATTAATGGTTCAACAGTTACTATTGGTAACACAGGCGCAAATAGAACACTAGACCAAGTTGTTAGTTCAATCAACACTGCCGCAGTTACTGGTGTTACAGCCGCTAACGTGGGCAACAAGTTGTTCTTGTATGCATCGAGTCTAGCAGAAAGCGACGGAGCAACAGCAGACGGAAAGATTGCAATTGCAAATGGTTCGGGCACACCTTTAGCAACATTGGGCATTACAGCAGGAACATATGCTAACCCACTATTGCTTTACGGTGATTTTGCCGCATATCCAAGTTGGAGAAGCACAGACACCGTTCCACGTCCATCAGGTTCAGTTTTTGCTAAACTTGGCGCAACTGGTTCAGGTGCTGACTTGGTTATTAAAAAATACAACACAACCACAGCAACATTTACTACACAGGCTGCTCCATTCTACAGTAGAGCAGAAAATGCACTTTACGGGTTAGACCCAGCAGGTGGTGGTAACGGTATTGCCGCTGGTACACTTTGGATTGCTTATGATCCACTACGCACAAGCACAGGTGGTTACAAGCCATTTAATCGTAGAGTAGCAGGACAAACAATAGTAAGTGGTACAGCAACAGCCGCAAATCCATTTACTGCTACTGAGCAACTAAAGATTGGTGTTACCAGTATTGGTAATGCGGTAATTACAGAGTACACAGTAACATTAAGCGGCACATCACCAGCAAGTTTTGTTAGTGACATTTTAGCACTTAACATTCCAGAATTGGATATCAGTGTAAGTAGTACAAATGTTATTACATTCACTCATATCTACGGTGGTGACATTTACCTAACAGACGTATCAGGTACACCAACAGCAGATGCAGGTTTCTCAAGTAGCACAACAGGTACTATATTGTACGCCGGCAGTGTTCTTGCATTGACCAACTGGGAAGCCTTAACATACACTTACAGCACAACTGAGCCATATCAAGCACCAGCTGATGGTACACTTTGGTACTACAGTGATGCCGCTACAGTTGATGTTATGATTGCTGATATAGGTGGATGGAAAGGATATAAGAACAGTTACTATGATGGATCAACAACTGATGCACGTGGTTTTGATTTGAGTCTAACAGATGCAAATGGTGTTCAGGTTGTAGCATCAGAACCAACATTCCAAAGCGACGGTGTTAGCGCACTTGTTGCTGGAGATTTGTGGTTAGACAGCAGTGACTTGGAAAACTATCCAAAACTTTATCGTTACAGTGGTACTGCTTGGGTGTTGATTGATAACACAGACCAAACAAGCCAGAATGGTATATTGTTTGCAGATGCACGGTGGGATACAGACGGTACTACAGATATTATCACAGGTAGCCTCCCAGCAATCACAGACTTGTTAGCAAGCAACTATATTGACCAAGACGCACCGGACTATAGACTTTACCCACGTGGTATGCTAATGTTCAACATGCGTAGAAGTGGTTACAATGTTAAACAGTATGTAAACAACAAGTTTAACGCAACTGCTTATCCAGATTTGCCAGCTGTTCCGGGCGCGGGTAGTGTACTTCCAACTGTTAAGAACACATGGCAAACAGCTAGTGGGTTACAAAGCAGTGGTGCTATGAATGCAGGCCGCAAAGCACAACGTCAAATGGTTGTAGCCGCAATGCAGAGTGCAGTAACAGCAAATACAGAAGTGCGTGAAGATCAATACGCATTTAACATTATTGTTGCCCCAGGTTACGAAGAAGTAATTGATGAAATGGTAGCACTGAACAACGATCGCAAGAACACAGCGTTTGTTATTGGTGATACACCATTGCGTTTAGCACCAAATGCTGTTGATATTGCCAACTGGAGCAACAACACCAACGGAGACGGACTAGCAACTGCAGATCCATACTTGGGTGTTTATTATCCAGCAGGTCAAACTAGCGATTTGCAAGGTAACACTATTACTGTTCCAGCAAGTCATATGGCATTGCGCACAATGATCTTTAACGATAACGTGGCATATCAGTGGTTTGCACCAGCAGGCACAAGACGTGGTTTGGTAGACAATGCTAGTAGCATTGGTTATATCGATTCAGCCACAGGCGAGTTTGAGTTCAATAGTATTAGAGTAGGTCTACGTGATACATTATACGAAAACAAGATCAACCCTATTACAAACTTACCAGGTGTTGGCTTAGTTGTATTTGGACAGAAAACACGTAACCCAACAGCAAGTAGTCTTGACCGTATCAATGTTGCACGTCTTGTTAACTTTATTAGAACAATACTTGCAAGAGTTGGCGACGGTTTCTTGTTTGAACCAAATGATAAGATTACCCGGGACCAGATTTCAAACGTTATCAGTGGTGCAATTAATGATCTAGTTGCAAAACGTGGTGTGTTTGATTACTTGGTAGTGTGTGATGATTCAAACAACACTCCAACACGTATTGCACGTAACGAGCTGTATGTTGATATTGCTATAGAACCAATGAAGGCAGTTGAATTTATCTTCATTCCAATTCGACTTAAGAACCCAGGTGATATAGCCGCAGGTAATTTATAATAGTAGTACATAATGGAGCCTCCGGGCTCCATTAACACAATGGGTATTTTCGATAAATATCTATAACAGGAGAACAAGATATGGCAATAGCGTCATTAAACAAATTTACAGTACCTTTGAGTACAGACCAAAGTGCAAGTGCTCAAGGTTTATTAATGCCAAAGATGAAATATCGCTTCCGGGCGGTGTTTGAAAACTTTGGCGTAAGCACAGACAGAGTTGAATTAACCAAACAGGTCAGTGAAATCACAAGACCAACTGCTGTTTTTAACGAACAAACAATCGATGTTTACAACAGTAAAGTTTATCTAGTAGGCAAACCAAACTGGGAAACATTATCAGTTACTCTACGTGACGATGCAGGTGGAAATGTTAGTAAACTGGTCGGCGAGCAGGTTCAGAAGCAATTCGATTTTGCTGAACAGTCAAGTGCAAGTTCTGGTATTGATTACAAATTTGTTCTCAGATTTGAAATGTTAGATGGTGGCAATGGCGCAAACGAAGCAAACGTACTTGAGACATGGGAATTGTACGGAGCATTTATTAACAACGTAGCGTATGGTGACATGAACTATAGTTCAAATGACCCAGCTACTATTGCGCTAACAATTAGATACGACAACGCTATACAAACACCAGACGGAACAGGTATTGGTACAGCAGTTGGCAGAACCTTAGGCGAGAACATCACAGGTGTAACCTAATAGTTTTTTTAATAAAAAAGAATACCCAGAGTAAATCCTGGGTATTTTTTTGGGCTAAATACCATATAAGGTATCTTTTCTATGGCTAATATTTTTGACGGATTTTTTAAACAAATAGCCACTGGCGATAGTGTTAAAGATTATAAACACGCCAGTAGACTGTTTGTTGACAACAACTATGCACGAAGTCCTAAGTATAACTGGCTATATCATGTGTTTTTTGATGTAGACCCTGAAATTTCAAATCTTGATAATAATCAAATTACAGAAGCAGGCATGCTGGTTAAGAGTATAAACTTGCCAAACTATACTGTTGATGTACAAGTTAAGAACAACTATAACAAAAAAGAGCTAATACAAACCAAATTAAACTATGGTGAAGTTGCAGTAACATTTCACGATGACCAGTCTGACATCGTACGAAATTTGTGGTACGATTATTATACCCATTACTACAGAGATAACGATGCAGGATACAGTGACAGGTCGGGGCACATATCTCCCAACTATCATGCCAACAACAAGTACCAGCCACGCCAGGGAGATTTCTATGACAATTTTGGATATTCACCTGTGTCCAAAGGCGGCTCAGATTTAGCTAGATATTTTACTGCTATTAGGGTATACAGTTTACATCAGAAACGTTTTAGTGAGTACACACTTCTTAATCCAGTTATAACAAACTTTACACACGGAACACACAGTGCAAGCGCCAACGGAATGCTAGAGCATAGCATGAACATCTCTTTTACCACAGTGCTGTATGCTGGAGGTAATGTTAGCACCGCAACAGTAGCAGGATTCGCAGACCTACACTATGATAAGTCCCCAAGTCCGCTCACACCTGCAGGGGGTGGAACAAACAGCATATTAGGTCCAGGCGGAATACTCAGTGCAGTGGACAGCATTGCTGGCGACGCATCAGGTGCAAATTTTGGTAGTGCGGCATTTACAGCATTTAGGGCGTTTGAGAAAAACAAAAACGTTGACCTTAAAGGATTAGGCAAAGGCGAATTGATACAAATTACCAAGGACATACTACGTAAGAATGAAGATCCTAGAAATAATTTCTTTATTCCTACCACTGGCGTACTAGCCAATTCTGGATTATTTGGTAGTGCGGCATCAGCAACACAGTCTGCGGGAATTAAAGAATTCAGCGGCAAACGAGTTACCGGTGATATTAACAGTAACGGTGGGCCGCTCGGCGGCTTATTGGGTACTGGTGGCATAACTTCGCAAATCTCCAGCGCACTAAGTGGGTTTCCGGCAGCTATAGGCGGCACCTTTAGCAGTATTACCAGTGGTGCGGCTGGGTTAATCAGTGGAGCACCTATAAACAAAATTTTAAACTTTAGTAAATCGGGCAACGGGATAACTGGTTCGTCAGAGAGTACAAGTCCAGAGTTTAGTGGTTTCCCAGGCAAGTTGGCCACAATTGGTAAAGATTTATCTAATAGGGTGGATGCTGTAACAGATCAAAACAGAAGAGGAACATCAGGTGTAGCCAATGGATTAATTGCGTCAGCTTCTGCAGTCAGGCAAGTTGGACAACAACTTGCACCCACATTCCTAGCAGGAACCGGCACTATTGCTTCTCAAGTATCAAGTATACTAAGTCAAACACCGTTTAGCAGTTTAACTATTCCCAAACAATCGGCTGTAGCAAACGATAATGCTAGCAAGTTTATTGCATCCGGAAACCAACAAAATCTAGCAGATAACAGAATTCCTTCGTCGACCAACCCAATGAACATATCAGGCAGTATTCCATCCTAAAGGTAAACCATGACAGCAAACAGTTACATTTTCACTGATAGCATTGTTGGCACAACTGGCGCAAACACTGCGGCTGAAATAAACGCCATAAACTCAAAAATACAAGGTTGGTATCTTGACGATCAAGATTCCCCCAACATGAACACCAGTCTACCAATAGTACCTGGTAGGCAAGGAATAGCAAAGGACAACTAATGGCAAGCATAGTTAGAGCAAAAAATCCAACAAATCTAAGTTCAGTTAATTTAAATGCAATAGTTGAACAAAATTCCAACAAGTACTTTAATAATTTCTTTGAAATTCCTGTGGAAGTAAGCAGTAATGTAGATGCGGCTATCATTGGTTTCTTTGAAAGAACCACTGGAGATACAGAATCCGCAAGACAACTTGCTAGTGCAGTTATCTATACCAGTATTAAACAAGGTCTCAATCCTATGGAAACACTTGCTGAGTTTGAACAGATCGATCCTGGACAGCTAGATGCATATACTGCACTGTTTTTGAATTTTGACAGAATTGGCACAAGTTATTTAGGACTAGCAAATACCCCAACAATTAACAAATACGTACAACGATCAATATTGCCATGAGCTCCAAGTACCACAACGGATTCTATCAAGTAAAGAATGCGTCAAAATATGTAGGCAAAAAAACACCACAGTTTAGAAGCGGGTGGGAACATGTGTTCATGCGCTTCTGTGATGAAAATCCTGCTATACTACAGTGGGCAAGTGAATCAATACGTATCCCTTATAGAAATCCATTTACTAACAAGAATACAATATATGTTCCTGACTTTATGGTTGTGTATGTTAAAAAGAACGGTGAGAAACACGCTGAGCTGATAGAAGTTAAACCAAACAAAGAAACTTCGTTGGATGAAGCAAAAAGTCCAAGGGATCAAGCCGCGGCAGTGCTAAACATGCACAAGTGGCAAGCGGCTCAAGCATGGTGTGATCAACACGGCCTAAAGTTCCGTATAGTGACTGAAAATGATATCTTCCACCAGGGCAAAGCACGGTAAATACGTGCATGACTAAGAAACTAGAAAACTTATTTGACTTGCCTGCTGATCTTGGACCTGGATCCAGCGATAGCAGTTTTAAAGTACTGCACGACACTGAAATGTCTCAGCAAGCAAAACAACAAATTCAAGAGCAGAAAAATGTTATTGCTCAGGTTGATGATGCAATAGACAAGATTGATACTGCACTGCCTACAGTGAGGGACCTAGAAGCAAGCGATCAGGAAATGGACGACCTTGCTGTATTGGCCAAAGACAAGTTTGAAGATTTAATGGAACTGGGAATGAACATGGACCCACGTTTTGGTGGACAAGTGTTTCAAACAGCAGGCACATTGCTAGGGCATGCTATCACCGCCAAAACTGCAAAGATGGACAAGAAGTTGCGTATGGTACAGTTGCAGTTGCAAAAAGCAAAACTGGATCATCAGGCCAACAAAGACGCACCAGAAGACACAGCAGTGGATGGCCAAGGCGTTGTATTAGACCGTAATGCACTGTTGGATCAGATACTGCAAAACAGCAAAAAGTAATAAATATACTATAAACAGGACGAATACCAATGAAAAGCCTAAACGAATATATAGCCGATCTTAACACAACATACACTTTCCGTGTAAAGATGGCAAAACAAGATCCAAGCAAGATGATGGAGCAAATTAAAAGTGCATTGGAAACTTACGAGTTAGTAAGTATAACCAAGCCTAAGAGCATGCCTGTCATGGAACACCAAGAGTTTCCTAAGTACGGTGCATGTGAGGCTTGGCAATTTGATGTAGAAGTTGCTTACCCAACAACCACTGTACAGATTGAACAAATACTACGAGAACGTGCTGGCATGAGTCCAGAGTATGTTTGCGTACAAACCAAAGACACTGCTGAGTTGACTCAGGCCGCAGAAGAAGCTGGTAAAGGTCACGAAGGTGCATTGTTGACAGATGATTCAATTATGGTGAATCCTGGCGCACAGGAGTTGGTTGGACAAACACGCATAGACAGCATGTTGAAAGACCTACAAAAGCACTCAGTGCCAGTTGCTGAAAAAACAGCCGCAGGCAAAACAACCAACGATGTACCACAGGGAACAACAAGCCCGATGGGCAGTTAAAAGGATATTAAGGATAATACAATGACTGACAGACAAATGCTAGATATACTATCAACTTTTTCGCAAGCAACAGACGAATCAAAGCCACTTACAGAAGGCAAGCGCACAGTAACCGCAGATACAGCAATGGCTGATATTTTAGGTAAACTAAACACGCTGAATGAAAGTGCAGAACCAGTGATAACTGAAGGTAAAATGCCATCAAAGAAGCATGTTATGGACATGTGCAAAGACGGTATGTCCAAGAAAGAAATGTGCGATATGCATCCTGACTGCGATCAAGGCAAGTTAAAAGATATGATTGATGATTGCA